GCACAACACCGATCAGGTCAACCGGAACTTCCTCGGACTGGCGCAGCAGGCGTACAAGGCGAACGGCATCGTCTTCGCGTGCATGCTGGCCCGGCTCATGGTCTTCAGCACCGCCCGGCTGCGCTTCCAGCGGCTGCGCAACGGCCAGCCCGCCGACACGTTCGGCACCCCGGCGCTGGGGATCTTCGAGCGCCCCTGGCCCGGCGGCACGACGCAGGATCTGCTCGTGCGGATGATCCAAGACACGGACCTGTCCGGGAACGCCTTCCTGACCATGGTCGGCAGTGAGGTGATCCGACTGCGCCCCGACTGGGTCGACATCGTCGTGGAGCCCCGGATGTTCCGGGGCGCACAACTGGGCTGGACGAAACTCGGCTACCTGTACTGGGAGGGCGGGCGCGAGCGGGAGCCCGAGCCCGTCGCGCTGCTCGTCGACGAGGTCTGTCACTGGATGCCGAACCCGGACCCTGAAGCGGCGTTCCGTGGGATGTCGTGGCTGACGCCCATCGTGCGCGAGGTCGAGGCTGACCGGCTCATGAACACGCACAAGCGCAAGTACTTCGAGAACGGCGCCACGCCAAACATGGTCATCAAGCACGACGTGAACGCGAACGAGGAGAAGGTCAAGCGCTTTCAGGCGCTGCTCGACGAGAAGCACGGCGGCGTCAGCAACGCCTACCGGACCCTCAACCTGTACCCCGGCGCGGACCTGACCGTGGTCGGCAGCGACTTCCGCCAGATCGACTTCAAGCAGGTGCAGGGCGCAGGAGAGACCCGCATCGCTGCGGCGGCTGGCGTGCCCCCGATCATCGCGGGCTTCAGTGAGGGCTTGCAGAGCGCCACCTACAGCAACTACGCGCAGGCCCGGCGACGGTTCGCGGACGGCACCATTCACCCGCTGTGGCAGAACATGGCGGGCTCCATGGAGCCCCTGCTGCGGCTCGACCAGCGCCCGCCCGGTCAGGACTGGCGGCTGTGGTACGACGTGACCGACGTGCCCTTCCTGCGTGAAGACGCGGCAGACGCGGCGACCATCACGAACACCCGGGCCTCGACCGTAAACACGTACATCACGGCGGGCTTCACGCCCGAGAGCGCCGTGGCCGCAATCAAGTCCGGCGACGAGTCGATGCTCGTCCACAGCGGGCTCGTCAGCGTGCAGTTGCAGGAGCCCGGAGCGGCTGCGCCGGGAGACACTGGAGCCAGCGGCTCTGCTACGGATACCGGCAACACCGATACAGGAGCGACGGACTCATGAGCGACAGCATCATCCAGAGGGCGCAGCGCCCCCCGACCGAGGACCTGCACCGGATGGCGACGTTCGCTGTCCGCTCTGACGGCGAGGGCGACGGCGAGCCCGCCGATGGCCTGACGATGGATGGCTATGCGGCGGTCTTCAAGAGGGAGACCGTCATCGACTCGTGGGAGGGTCGTTTCAAGGAGATCGTCGAGCCCGGCTCGATGCGCAAGTCGTTCCGGGAGAAGCCCCCCATCGTGCAGTTCGACCACGGCAGCCACCCCACCATCGGCAGCCTGCCCATCGCGTCGGTGCGCTCGATCAGCGAGGACACCGACCCCGTGCTGGCGCCGGACGGCGGGGCGCACATCGTGGCCCGTCTGTTCGACAACTGGCTCGTGGAGCCCGTCCGTCAGGCCATCGCCGAGGGTGCCGTCAACGGGATGTCGTTCCGGTTCGGCGTCGTTCGCGACGAGTGGCGCACGCCCGAGGGCAAGGTGCTGAAGGACGACGCGCTCTACGAGGCCCTCATGGAGTCGTGGATGCGCAACATCCCCGACGAGGAACTCCTGACCCGGCACCTGAAGGAAGTCCGCGTGCCCGAACTCGGGCCGGTCGTCTGGCCCGCCTACGCGGAAACATCTGTCGGAGTTCGCTCTGGCAAGGTCACTATCGACCTTGCTACCATCCGTACTGACCCGGCACAGCGCCGGGCTCTCGCCGAGGCCGTTCTGATTGCGGATCTCGTCGAGACGGAGCGGGACGCGCCGTTGCTCACCGGTCATCTGGCCGAGCAGCACCCGACCCCCTCCAACGACAGGCCGCGAGTCACTGAGCCGAAGGGCGCAGCCGACGAGCACGTGTCGAGTTCCCCCGAGCGCGTTGCTGCCACGCCCTCCCCGGCCCGCAAGTCCGGAGAGCGCGACATCGACAGGTGGCTGCGTCAGCGGACGGCAGCACTCCACGCGCTCGACCCGGATCAGCCCCCCTTCCCTTCCCTCGCAGGAAAGCAGTGAAACCATGCCTGAGGACCAGCAGGAGACCCGTCAGGGCGGCGCAGTGCCGTCGCTGACGTGGGCGCAGAGCGTCAACCGTCTGCGCGAGATCGAGTCGGAGATGACACGGCTGTCCGAACTCGACAGCATGAACGCCGACGACGACCGCTACTACCGCGACCTCGCGACCGAGTTCGACACGGTCGACGAGTGGCGGATGCGGCTGGAGCGGCAGGCCGAACTCGACCGCGTGCGCAGCGCGGCGAGCAAGATCACGGCCCGTGGCACCCGGCCCGGAACCCGCCCCCTCGCGTCCGTGCAGCCCGGCGGCGCGTCCCTCGACGACCACGACGCGGACGCCTTCGGCGACCCCGACAGCGTCGAGTCCATGCGGGGCTTCGCGAACCCGTGGGACCTGTCCAACATCCGCACCTTCGGGCGCAGCCGTGAGGCTGTGAACGGCGAACTCCGGTCCCGTGCGCTGACGGCCATCGAGCAGATGCCCTCGACGAACGACCGGGTGCGCGAGGCGGGCACCCGGATCCTGGAGCGCTTCGACGACAAGGAGGCCAGCATCTCGCGCATGGTCCTCGCGTCGTCCTCGCCCGAGTACATCCGGGCCTTCGGCAAGTTGGCCTGTGACAAGGCCCACCTGCTGAGCCCGGAGGAGCGCCAGAGCGTGGATCAGGTTCGCGCCATGAGCCTGACGCAGAGCGCCGGTGGTTACCTCGTCCCGTTCCAGTTGGACCCGACCGTCATCCTGACCGCCAACGGCAGCCAGAACGACATCCGCAAGGTGGCCCGGAACGTCGTCGCGACCGGCACCCGCTGGAACGGCGTCAGCAGCGGCGCCGTCTCGTGGTCGTGGGACGCTGAGGCCAGCGCGGTCTCGGACGACTCGACGACCTTCGCGCAGCCGACCATCGACATCTTCAAGGCGCAGGGCTTCGTCCCGATCTCCATCGAGGCGCTCGAAGACGAGGCCAACGTGGCGAGCACCATCGCCACGCTGCTCGCCGAGGGCCGCGACATCCTCGAAGCGTCCGCGTTCATCCTCGGCACCGGCACCGGTCAGCCCAAGGGCATCGTGACCGCCCTGACCGGCACCGGGGCTGTGACGAACAGCGCCACCACCGACACGCTCGCGGTCGGCGACCTGTACAACCTTCAGGGCGCTCTCGCGGCGCGCTACCGGCGCAACGCCTCGTGGCTGGCGAATAACCAGTTCTACAACCGGGCTCGCCAGTTCGACACCGCCGGTGGTTCGGCCCTGTGGGCGCAGTTGGGCGAGAACCGGCCCCCGATCCTCCTCGGACGCCCGATCTACGAGGCCGAGGACATGGATGGAGTCATCAACGCCACGCAGGAGAACTACATGGCGATCTTCGGCGACTTCCAGAACTACATCATCGCCGACAGGATCGGTATGACTGTGGAGTTCATCCCGCAGTTGTTCCAGCAGGCGGTCGCTGGCGCTGGCGTCGGCATGCCGACCGGGCAGCGCGGATGGCTCGCGTACTACCGCGTCGGTGCCAACGTCGTCAATTCCGGCGCATTCAAGATGCTCGACGTGACCTGAGCGGAGACTGACGATGCCCAAGAACATCGCGTTCGGTCCTGTCGGTGTGCTGTACGGGGACGACTTCAGCCTCGTGCCCGGCGGCACCGTCAAGACCACGGCGGGCTCGTCATCGGGGCGGGCCGTGGGGTACATCCACACCCTGCGGCTCGCTCTGGCCGTGACTGCCTTCACCGGCACCACGGCGACGTTCACCATCGAGCACAGCCCGGACAACAGCACGTGGACCGCACACCCCTCAGGGGCGTTCACTGCTACCACGGCTGTGAGTTCGCAGCGGAAGATCCTCAGCGGGCTCGACAGGTACGTGCGCGTCTCATGGGCGGGCACCTTCACCACCATGACCTTCGGGCTCTCAGGTGAGTCCGTGGGCGGCGAGAACAGCGACTAGGAGCAGCAGCCATGGCAGCACAGAGCAGTGAGAAGCCGAACCCCGGCGGGAACGTCCGGGAGTCCGTGCAGGAGGCCCATGACGCCCGTGTGGAGGTCGACGCGAAGGCGTCCGGTCTCGGCAAGGGCGAGGTGGTCGACGCCCGGCTCGACAACCGGAGCGGGGCCGACCGGCCCCCGGTCGAGGTGTTCCCGGCGGTGCCGCAGCAGATCGACGGCCCGGACGTGCAGCATCAGGCCGAGTTCACCCGGGCCTACCTCGACAGCGCCGAGAGCCGGGTGGGTGCCCGCAAGGGCATGTACTCCCCCGGCCCGCACGGGCTGTCCGAGGTCGAGGTGCGCAAGGGGCACGACCGGGCCGACGAGTCCGGCGGCAAGGCCGCACCGGATGGCGAGACCGGCGCGGACCCGTCGCAGGAAGTCGGGCAGACGAAGTAGCGGGCCGCGAGCGCCCCGGATGACCCATCTATCCGGGGCGCTCCTGCTCGGCAGAACAGTGTCCGGATGACCCGGACACTGGATCGGAGGAGAGAGGCACCCCAATGGCAGAGCATCAGAGCAAGGTCTACCGCGTCCGTGAGCCGTTCTCGTTCGACTACGGCGGTCGGGCGTACAGCATGCGTACCGGCGACCTCGTCGACGACCAGCACCCCTCGTTCAAGGGCCGTGAAGCCCTCTTCGACGAGGTCGACGACCGCAGCGCCATGCATGACGTCGCATCCAGCCCGACCGCCATCATCGAGACGGCTACGGCGAACCCGGGCGAGCGGCGCTCCGTCCGCCCCAGCAAGGGCGCGTGATGGCTGCCCTGCTGGCTGACACCTCGACGCTGGCGACGGTCCTGCCGGACGCCACCGAGGAGGAGGCGCGTGCCGCGCTTCGTCGAGCCAGCGGGGCCGTCCGCGCATACTGCGGCTGGAACCTCCTGCGTGAGACCGTGACGGGCTGGAGCGAGATCCCCGTGAACTACGGGACGACGCTCTACCTGCCCACCATGTGGCTCGTCTCCGTGGAGGCCCTGACCGTCGACGGGCTCGGGCTGCTCGACCCCAGCGGCTACACCGTGAAGCGCGAGGGCCGCATCATCCTGGCCCCCTCGTTCCGGACCTTCGGCAGTGTGACCGTGGACTACACGCACGGCTACGACCTCGACAGCCCGCAGATGGACCACATCCGTGGCGTGGTCTCCGGGGCTGCCATGCGGCTCGTGGACAACCCGACCGGGCGACGGCACCAGCAGATTGGCGGCGAGGCGTGGACGCTGGCGACCGGCCCGATGGAGGACCCGAACGCCACGCTCTCCAGCGGTGAGAAGGCCGAACTGGACCGCTACGTCATTCCGAGGCTGTGAGCGATGCACTACGGGGACAGCGTCGTCATCGTGAACGCCTCGCTCGTGGCGGGCTACGGCGGGCAGGAGGTGCGCGACTGGCCGAACGCCACGCGGACCACCGTGGTGGCCTCTGTGCAGCCTGACCTACGCCACCAGAGCACGGAGGAAGTCAGCCGGACCGATGCCGCGACCACGCACTGGCGGACGTTCTGCGGGCCGTCTGCGCCGGTTGGGGCCTTCAGCCGGATCGAGTGGAACGGGCACACGTACGAGATCGTCGGCGAGCCCGAACTGTGGAAGGCGTCCGGCAGGCCGCACCACCTCGAACTGCGGATGAACCGGGTCGTCATGGCCGAGGACGAGCCCACATGAGCGGCGAGATCCTGGCCCCGGACACGGGTGAGGTGCTGCGGCTGTGGCTGGGCTCCTGCCCGGACGTGACGGCCTTCGTCGCCGGGCGCATCGGGCTCAACCTGACCAGCCCGCTGCCCTCGATCCGGTACGCCCTCGTCAACGGTCTCAACTTCGGTGGCGGGGCGGTCATGGTCACGTGGCAGGTCGAGTGCTGGGGCACCGGCAACCAAGCGCCCGACGACGGCACGGCGCACCGGATGGCGCTGACCGTGATGGCCCTCGCGCCGTCGATGGCGGGCACCGTGAACGGCGCGAAGATCTCGGGCGCGGCAGCCGACGTGCCGATGACGGCGGACGATCCTGTCACGGGCCGACCCCGTGACATTGTGGAAGTAACCTTCAGCGCAACACCCTGAGAGGACAGATCATGGCAGCAGGAAGTGCACAGCAGAAGATCGAGCAGCAGAACAAGGCTGAGATGCGCGGCGCGCTGGCCGAGAGCCGTTACATCCAGCCCTCGTCCGCTGTCGAGGAGTACCGGGCGGCGGTGGCCGACGAGTACGGCACCTATGTCGCGGTCGAGGCCATCGACTTCGACGGGGCTCGGGCGTACAACGTCGGCGACCCGGTCCCCGTGACGAACGTCGAGCGCTACTCCTACCTCGACCGGGGCCTCGTCGCCAAGATTGGCACGAAGGCAGCCGAGGACGTCCCGACGCCCGTCGTCCCGGCGCAGGGCTGAGGCTCCACCATGCGGCGCAAGATGCACCCGAACATGGCCCGGGCGGTGGTGCAGTTCCCTGAGGTTCGGCGCTACGTCCGGGAGGGTGCCGACCGTGTCGCCGAGAACGCCCGCCGTCGAGCCCCCAAGCGTACCGGGGCTGGCGCGGCGAGCATCCACGCGGAGGAGGTCGCCGGACGGTTCGGCGGCTACGAGTTCCGCGTGTCGTTCGACCCCGAGCACTACTACATGCTCTTTCAGGAGGTTGGCACCGAGCACCAGCAGGCGCAGCCGTTCCTCCGTCCCGCTGCACGAGGGCTCCTCGGGCAGCAGCGCCCCCGGCGACTCGGACCCAAGAAGCCTCCCCGGCTGGGTCCAAAGAAGCCCCCCCGTCTCGGACCCCGTAAGCCTCCGGGCTTCACGCCGAGGAAGCCCAAAG